ACCAGACAGCAATACCAGCCTGCACGGCGATAGCCAAAATGCCGCCGATCAGTTCAAGGTTGATTTTGTCCACAGCAGCTAAACGGCTAGCAGCCGTCCCGGAGTTGTTGCTGTAGGTATTCTCGCAAGGCTTTATCGTTTGGCGTTTTGTCCGCCTTTAGATCCAGCTCAAAAATCCGGTCCCGTAGTTGCTGTTTGCGGGCTTGGCAAAATTGTTGCCTTACTTCTGCTGATTTGGCATAGCGCGAGTCGATGGTGACCGTCGTCGCCACAACAGTGGTTAGCAATGCAAGCGCACCACCGAACAGCGACAGACGGTTGTTCATCTACTTGCCCTGACCGCGATACTTCTTTCTGCCGTGGCTGGCTTTGGAGTGCTGCCCATTGCCCTGGCGGGTTTTCTTGGGCGGATTGGAGCGAAACTCTTGCCGCCCCAATGCGGTTTTACTTTTTACAGCCACTAGAGGTCATCCGGTGGATTGATTGCCACCAAACAATAAGCAAGAAAAAGGCCGGCGCACCAGGCACCGACCAGCAAGGTCAAGCCGACCACGGCAGTCCAGCAGCCTTAGTGGGTGTGCGTTGCTCGTCGATTTGGGCTTGGAGGGCAGCTTCGATTTCGGCAACTTTGTCAGCGCCGCCGATTGCTTCTTTGACCCAGCCAACGACCTGATTCAAGGTCAAATCGGCATAAGGGATCAGGTTGTCAGGTCGCTCAAAACCAACAGAGCCATAAGCACCAGCGGAATAGGTGCCGTCGTTGGCGTCCACGGTGTAGTGAGCAGTGAACACGAAGCCGTCGTTGGTTTCGCGCTCAAGGGTGTTGATGCCCCAGGTAAAGGTGGTAGCCATGGTTAAACCGTGTGCGTCAGAAGAATAGAGGGTTTGCAACCTGTTGGGTATGGCCGGTTGCCCGCCTAGGTGATTAGCGAGTAGGACTACTAAGCAATACCAGCATCACTTAGACGCTGCTCAAGGGTCTCGATCTTGGCGATTGCTTCTTGCAATGCGGCAGTTAGCAGAGGCACCATCATTGAGTGGTCAATACACTGTGGTTTAATTTGACCATCATCTTCAACAGCATCTTTTGCGCCAACAACCGCTTGGGGGGTGACTTCATCAACTTCATGCGCCAAAAACCCGTCCAAAGTTTCTTGGGTATTGGCAATAAAATTGAACCGTTTAGGTTGTAACTGTTTGACGCGACTAATTGCACCTGTTAAAGGTTGAACATTTTCCTTGAGTCTATAATCTGAAGTTGTTCCGTATGTTGTAGTTGTACCGTTGGTGCTTGTAATCTGACCAATTAAAGCGCTTGTGTCATGACGCTGGAAAGCTACAAAATAATATGTACCCGAATTGCTTGACGCTCCACATTGCAAATTCCAGCCACCTGCCGCATTGTTTCTTGAAACAATTCCACTAATTCCGCCAGAAAGAACGGTGAGGTTTGCTGGTGCAAATTGCTCAGCACTTGTCCCAATAAGCAGTTTTCCATCAGCCGTTAGACGAGCTTTCTCAGTGCTGTTAGTTGTAAAGCTAATTGGACCATTTTCTTTGCCGTAAAGCTGTAGTTCTGTCCCCGCAGCTCCTATGTACCATCCATCAGCAGATGTTGTCCCAGTAGTTGAGTTTTGCAGGGCGATGTAGACGTTCGCGGACCCTGAATCCGCAATGGTTAGCTTTTCGTTGGGCGAAGTAGTGCCAATCCCTACGCGACCTCCGTTTGTCCCTTCTGCATAAAGCAAAGTAAATAAGGAAGTATTCTGCATTACGTTTAGTTTTATACCAGCATCCCTGTTGACTCCTCCTTCTTCAGTTACAAACTCAATACTTGCTGCATCAGTAGATCCGGCTTTGTACGTGATTTTCTGAGACGAGCCAGTAATGTCATTTCCACCAAGAGTCAACAAAGAGCTGGGGCTACTAGTCCCCAGACCTAAGCGTCCCGAGCTGTCGATGCGGGCGCGTTCGCTGTTGTCAATTCTGATGGCCAGTGCAGAATCAGAAATGGCATTAGCCGCATCTACTGTAACTGTGTAGATATAGTCATCCAAATAAACACGTGCTTTTCCACTATTAGTGGTATCCGTCCATGTAAGACCAGGCAAAGAACTGCTGAGTTCTAAAGTGTCGCCAGGCGTCGTAGTGCCAATCCCTACCGATCCTGAGTTATTGATCGTAACTCTTGGACTTCCTGCGGTATAAAAGACCTGGCTGCCAGCGCCAGAAGGCGAGTAATAGACAAGATCTTCACCGGAATCGTATTGAATGTATGCCGACCCAGAACCTGCTTTGTAGAACTTAAGTGTTCCAGCTCCTGCTTCTGCTTTATCAAGGATGATGTCGGGGTTTCCAGTGCCGTTGCTTAGATGAAGTAAACCACCAGGGCTACTAGTCCCCAGACCTAAGCGACCCGAGCTGTCGATGAGGGCGCGTTCGGTGCCACCAGTCGAGATGGCTAATTCATCTGCGCCAGGGGAATAAATGCCGGTATTTGTATCGGCGCTAATAAATAAACCAGGGGCTGCAGCCGTACCAGCAATAATCCCCAGCGCACCAGTCATGGTGTCGCCATTTACATCTACAAACGTGCCGGTCTCGCTTTGCCATGCCGTCCCGTCCCACACCTTGAAGACGTAGGTGCCGCCGGTCGTATCCAACCACTGTTCGCCTACGCTATTCCCCGCTTCACCCCCAACAGCCGGTGACGCATTTGGTGCCGCCGTTCCAACGTGGACAGGACCGACCTTTACTAGATTGCCAGCGGAATCCTTAAAGAAAACACCGGGGCTATTGCTTTCGGTGTTAATGGCAAGTTGCCCATCCGCCATTGCGGTGGGATCAGGGCGCTTATCTGCAGTGCTGCTGCGAAGATGCTGGAGTGCCATTCCTTAACGCCCGCAGGCCGGAAATTACCCCAGCAGTCTAAAGCGATCAATAAGTTCCATCATTAAGGTCACTTGTCAACGCGACAGTACCGGTTGAGTCAGGAAGTGTAATTGTGCGGTCATCAGTGGGATCTTCCACAGTCAACACCGTCTCGTAGTCGTTGGCTGTTGCGCCTTCAAACGTCAGCGTTACAGCGGTATCAAGAATCAGGTTGCCGGTTAACGTGCCGCCAGCCTTAGCCAGCTTTTCATCGCTCAGTTCCTCAATCGCGGTCTGTACGTTTGTGCCAGAGACCGTGCCATACGGCGTGAAAGTAATATTGCTGGCAAGCTGTGCCGTAACCGTTTGCGATACGTCAACTTCAGTCCACTGGGTTCCGTTAGACAGAATGATGTCCGGCGGTGCCAAAGTGACATTTGGCGCATTTCCGCTGGTGATCGTGCCCCCTTCGGACACCACCAAGTAATACCGGCTGTTTGATTGCGATGCCGCAGGCAGCGGTTGACCAACAACCAAGCCAATGGCCGTGCCATCAGCAGTTACAGATGCAACCTGTCCAGTGCCGCCGCCTAGCGAGGCATCGAACGTACCAGCAAAAATAATCTCACCAACGCTGATACCGATCGGCTGCCAAGCATTTGCCGCCCAAATAAAGATGTCGCGGGTAACAGAGTTGAAGAACAGCTGACCGTCGTATTCAGCTGTCGGTTGAGATTCACCAAACAGTGCCGTCGCGTTATCTGCGAACTTGGCGCCAAGAACAGAATTATCACCGAGACGCTCAGCAGGCAGAATCCCGCTTGTCAGCTTGGTGGCTGGGATGTTTGGAATATCGGCAGCTTCAAGCGCACCAGCAGAAGAGATGTGGCCTTGTGCGTCGAAGTTGACTTTGGTGGCTGAACCGGCAGCAACGCTATTGGTGTGATTGAGTGCGCCAGCGCCGGTGACGGTTAAACCAGTACCAGGGAAGACCCCACCTTTGACACTGCTGGTAGCAGTAGGCAGATCAGTGCCCGTGATGGCACGCCCGTCGGTGACAAGACCCTTGGTGTCGTATTGGACAACGCTGTAGGTCGAACCGCTGGCGGCAATCGTGTTGTCAATAACGATCTGATCACCGGACATCGTTAGCCCGGAGCCGTTGACTACAACAGCACCTTTGCCCGTTGTGGTGGCCGTCGGCAGATCGCCGCTTGCAATTTGCCTGTAACTAACAGCGCCAGCAGCTCCAGTCGGACCAGCAAGAAATTGTGCGGCAGCTGCAGTGTCGTCCAGCGAGGTGGTAATTGTGACCTGATCGCCAGATGTGGCAACAGACAGGTTGACAATGCCAGCCGTATCACCAACAACGGTGTTGACCGAGCCAGCTGCTTTGAAGCTGACCCATGCGCTGCCATTCCAGCAGTAAACCTTGCTGTCGTCAGTATCTAGGGCGAGTTGACCGACATAAGCACCGCTTGCAGGCAGTGTCGTTACAAGATCGACCGTGCTTTCATCGGCCAGCTTGGCAGCAGTTACGGCATCATCAGCCAGCTGGGCAGTATCAATGCCGCCATTGGCAATTGCACTGCCAGCAACCGTGCCCGCGCTAAACAGGATCTTGGCACCAGGGATGGTTGCATCAGCAATCAGCGTGACGCCATACCCGATGGTGTCCTGAATTGTGATCTTCTTGGTTTCGCTGGCGGATACATCAACGACCGGCAGCAGATCACCAGCGGCAAGGTTGGCACCTGATAGCGCCGGCAGTTCTGAAATCCGCAGATCAGCCATACCTCTGCCCGCCGTTTAGTCGATAGACTCTTGTAACAGGCTAGCAGTGGTATCCTGCTCAAGCCGAATATCCCCAGAGTCTTCCTGTAGCACTTTATCCGTTGGAAGTGTTTTAGCGCGTAACTGTATAGGTCCAGTCGTTACAAAATCGGCAGTAATTTCAACAACATTTTCAGGGCTAAAGTTCACGCCAGCTTGCGTGATTACAGCGTCACATTCGTACCAGATTTCATCGTTATACGCAGTTGCAACGCCGCTCTCGCCTGAGTTGCGAGCTTTTAGATAAAACTTGCCGGAAAACTCCGAGCCCACTTCAGTGCGAATGGCCAGCTGGAGCAGGTAGTTTGCATTTTCACCGGGCTGGGACTTGCTATACAACGGCAGATAGTCCCAGAAGGCACGAAACTGTCCGCTGCCAGAAATCAAACCAGAATACTGCGAGCGGAATTGCTCACCGAGCGCCGTAGTGTCAACAACTTCCCTGTTAGTGTTCAGCTCAAAGTAAGAACATTGCGCCAAGATGTTGGGGATGTCGTTTTCAATCGTGACCTGAATAGGTATATCAGTAACGATCGCTTCTAGGGCTATTGCATCACTTGTCACGCCTTCGAGTGCAGCGTCAAACGTGCTGTAAAGCTTGATGCCACCAAGCTCGTCGATATGAACGTACCAGCTGCCGGCGGTTTGTTTTGTGCCGACTCCCCAGCCCGAAGCTGCAACAAATTCCAGCAGGCTGTTGTTAGTGCTTTTGATTTCGATTCGATCACCTGTCGTTAAGAAGCCAGTGTCGAAGTCGAAGCTGAAACGCTTGCGTGTGGCGTTTACGTCATCGGGATTGACGACAGACGTTTTTGCGCCACCGCCTGATTTGCGGGTTAGCTCAACAAAACCGTAGCTGCCAAAATATACGCTCATCAGATGGTCACCGTTGCAAGCGCTCCATCAACCTGGAAGCTGATTTCCGCCCGGCTAATGTCACCTACCGTGGCGCCAATGGAAACAGAGGTGACGTAAGCGTTAAAAGTTACGTCGCTGTTTACGCCGTTATCGCTTAGGCGAAGAGTGAGTTGAACTCGATCGGCGGTCGTAACCTCGGATGTCTTGATGATTGAGCGCAGAAGTGCGCTGGCATCGTTGCGTCCTGCGTCATCCTTGTAGTACAAAAGGCTGGCACTACCAGTGAAAGATTGCAGACCCGGCGTAAAAGTTCGCTCACACTCGGCAAGCGTGGTGGTATCCAAAACTTCCAGCTGACCTTGCAGCGACCAGTTAGCGACCTTCAGCTGCGTGGTGCCATTAAGTAGGAGACTGCCGTCACGGCCTGTGTAGGTTTTAGCCATTAGGTGACACCAATCAATTCCACTTTAACGGTGGACTTGCCACAGGGCAGTGCTGTGATCTTTGGTGGTCCGGCGTAGCGATACGCTGCTCCACTGCTACCGGGCGACAAAGAATTGGCATTGCCAGCCCAGCCGACGTAAACCGCTGCGGGAACTGAAAATGTGTAAAACGTGCCGTTGGTTTCGTTGTAGTGCGTTAAAAACTGCTCGGCTTGTGCATCAGGGATATTTTCGTAGCTCAAGCTCAGTTTTGCGTTGGTGCGGCGGTTGCCATACCGAATGCGGACTTCAGCGCCAGACAGCGTTTGGTACGGGCGAACAGGCCAGTCGCCAGGGTCGTAATCGCGGGCGCTGGGATAAATCGTTGGGAATGCCATGATCAGGCTGGTACGTCGCCCTCCACAATCATACCGGCGCCAGACATATCAGCATTCAGCTGAGACGCCGGAAACTCCGTTGCCGTTACTGACACCAGACCTTCTTCGTCCAGTTCAACCTGTTCAATCAAATAGATGTTTGTTGTTAACGAGGAACTTTGCAGGCTGAATAGTGCACCAAACAGTTGCGTGTCGGTGGTGACGCCGTTAGCAACAGTCAGCGTGCCAGTGCTTACGTCCTGATCGCCAGCCCTGTAGTACACAATCGGGTAACTGCCGTTTGCCAAAGGTGTGACGCTGGTGATCTGGCCGGTAGCGGAAACAATTCCATTGCCGGTGCTGTTGATCACGTTTTGCTCCACGGCAACTTTGATGTAATTACCGGGTGCAATGCCGCCAGCATCATCTGGCACTGCCTTGAAGGTGATGCCGTGCGTGACGCGGCGACGCAGCGACAAGAAGTATCGCGCAACTTGAAGTGCGTGATTGCGGCTTGTGCAGTACGCCGACATATCGAACGTTTCAATTGGCGCTGTCGTTGGCGTGTCGTTAAAACGCACGCGAAGCGATTCGAGAGTAGGCAGCTCATTCTTTGCGGTATGAGTGCGATAAACCATGACCGCCTGAAAATCACGTCGTTGATCTAGGGACAGGTATGTGAGGCTGAAACTACCTTCGACAATGTTGCCAGCGGTAAAAAGGTTTGTGATGTTTGGCAGCCCTTCAGGTAAGGCGGGCATCAACGAAAATTTACCGTTTGCAATGACAAAATTCAGCAGGAAAAAGGGCGCCAGTGATGTTACATACTCACGCAAGTTGGCTGGCTCTGTTATGACGCCATCAAACAGCAAACCACGGGAATTACAAAAGTTATTCGCTGTACTAAACGATTGATAATCAATAATCTCAGGTTTGATGCTGTCGGTACGATCTATTAAGTACCTGATCAGCTCCGGGAAGCTGTTGCTGCCGTTAATGCCTTCGCTAATCCAGAAACGTACCTGCTCCAGGCTGCTGATGTTTCTGTTGGATCGGATAGACAACCCTGCCATTGTCAGATCACTGTATGTGGGTGGCGAAGGGAACGGATCAAGCATCTCGTTCACATAAACCACTTGATGCTCTGGCGATCCATCGCAGCTGTGTTGAATCAACGAGCCGTAGTGACTCACTTCTGCAACACCTGTTGACTGCTCAAAAATGCGCGTATTATCTGCGTCTGCCCTGTTGATCATCTGATCCAGCAGCTTGCATTCTCCTATCGTTATTTGTTGTGCTGCTACGTATACCGAAATGCCGCCGCCCGACAAGGTTCTGAAGCTTTTAGAGCTATCAAGCCAGAACAGCGTACTTGAATCTTGAAGGCGATTCAAAAATGCCGCCGGCATAGGCACTAGACGAAACTCCAGTGCTCTTTTTGTGCCGTGAAGAATTGAGAGGTTGTGGAATTGATCTGTTGGGTTAGAACCTCTGACACAAAAACGTAGACCTGTTTTGATCCAATCTTGAGATCCAGATTCACGGTAGTAGAGCGTAAAGCCCGATGTTCGAGTGAAATAGTCCGACATAACGCCGGACTGCACTGTGATATCAGCGTCGTCGTAGTTACGAACTTGGCGGCCTGATGGCAAAGAATTGAAATTGCACAGACCGCTAAAACGTCCCCACACCTGACTGCGGATCCCAATGTGGGTGATCGAACAAGCCCTGGTGTTTTTGATATTGGCAGAGTAGAAACGAGCTAGATTATCGAACACAGCGCCAGCATTTTTGTAGCTTTGGTCTGGCGTGCCGTAGTGAAGGTTCATATCACCGGACCTAGACGTAATGTACTCTTCGTTGATTACACGAACACCGTTTGATTCAAGAACCTCGATACATTCAAGCGTTACTGTTTGGGTGTCACCGGGGTTCCACACTGGCAAGCTTCTGTTGACTACGCGCCAGACGCTGTTGTTAATGATAAAAGTTTCGCCGTTTTGCAGAGTATCGTCTGCTGCAGCACACTCACTGTTTAATGTGTTGTTGATGTCGCTGACATTTCCACCTTGTTGACTATTGAAGTAGTATTCCGGCATTGTGTTACCGGAAATAATATAATTGATGCGTGTTCCTACACTGACTGAAATCGTGGTTTTGCTATTGAAACCGGCAATACCTTGCCGTCTGTGGTATCCGTAACCCAAGCCGCCATTGTTTGAAGCATCGTCGCCAAGTTGCCCGATGTAGCCGGCAACCTTCATCCGGTCAGAGAACAATGCTGAACGTTGGTTTCGATCATCACCTTGGTTAGAAACGCTTTTCAGTACCGAAACAACCTTGTAGTTTGCCCTGTATTGGGTGGCGTTCGGCAAGGGGTTACTAACCCCAAATTGGGTATTGTTTCCGGGTGTATAGGCTTGGCTGAATCCGTAAGGTCCCAAGCCTGTCGTGAAGATTTCCGGGTTTGTCTGTGGATCGCCTGAGGTTGGACCGCTCTGGCTGCCGTACAGCAGGTCTTGCCGACTCGGTCTACCAGCAGCGTTCCACCAAAGGGCATAACTTGATGGACCTAAAGCGTCCAAGGAGTTGCTACCCAGATAAATGCCAGCTAGGTCTGGGGGCGTAATGCCGCTTTCTCCGACGACCATTAGGAGTTTGAGCGCCTGGTGAGAACCTTCACTCAGCACGCGAGACCAGACCAGGCTCGGCGTAATCAGGACACCGCCCGTTCCTTGACCGGGGACGTATTTTGTCCAGACAATTGGTACGGGATCGCCGTATTGAGCCAGTTCCGCTAACGAATCAAAGCCGCTTGTCTGGCTGAAACGTTCAACGCCGCTACGGCTGGCAAGTGTTTTGCTGCCTCCTGCTTGTCTTTCACTGCCGCGCATTGTGGGCATTCTGGGCTTGGGTGCCAGCACAATGCTCAATACGGTGCTAGCAACTCCAAGAACAAGACTGACAATTGCAATGGTCAGGCTTGCCGCTTCATTTCTAATGTCTGGCACTAGAGCGTACTCAGCGGGACGCACGCCGTTACGCTTTTCTGCTTCAGCTACAAAAAATCTGTACTCTTCTACGCTGCAACCCAGCAGGTCGATTAGCTGCTTCTCGTATGGAAGCAGGGGGCGTTCGACAGTGCGCTTAGCGGGCACCAAGCCACCTTGTTGTTCAGCTTGTTGATGTGCAGGATTCCCTGATTCCATACCGCTGCAAATGCCCACCTATCCTGCGGAAGCAGGATTACTTCACCATCGTAGGTGGGACGGTCAACCCTGTAGCCCCACCTCAAAAGATCGCGCAACACCGACTTTGTGGATGCCGTGTACCAAGCGGGATTGAACGTTGGCGTTGGCACTCCTATGTCTTCCAGGGCGGAATACACCAAATGGATGCAGTCGATTTTGCCGTTGCTGCCGTCTGCCCCCAACTCGTAGGGCATTCCAATCAGCTCAATACACCCGGACATTTGCAGATGTAGGCAGCGGACCAACTAGGTCAGAACTAAGCGTGCGGAACGGAACGTCAGCTCCAACAGCGTCCAAAACAGTGCTCAGTTCCAACTTGACCGTCTCTTCGTCCCAATTGGCGCTTGTCACCTGCCCGACATAGCTGTAAAGCGTTCGAGCTTGATCGACGATTTTTACGTCAACAGTTGCGATCCACGTTTGTACGGCGGCTGCACTTGCCCAGCCACGGGACAGGCTGTTGTTGGGAAACACCAGCGTTGCCGTAATGTTGTCGCCGTTGCGGTTGATGACAGCGCCAGAAAATCCGAAGGGTAAGAAGCTGCCGCTATTGAGGTCGTAATTCTGGAAGCTTCCGCCGTTCATGGATAGATCGGCGCCAATCGTTAGTTCCATCAGATTCCAATCCGGCGGCGAGCGCTAGGTGCATTTTGCAGTCTGGCGAGCGTGCGTTGCTCACCTTGCTTGGCGCCCTGCATGGCGGCTTGCTTCATGCCAGCCTGGAATTGATCAGCCGTAACGTAGTCCACGCTGTTGATGCGTTCCACGGTGTAGCGGACATCAATCGTTCCAGGTGCGGACTGGTTGCCGGTGCCCATGCCGTCGTCATCTGTACCAGCGCCAGGAATGACGGAAGAACCGCGAGCGCCTGCGGAGTACCGCGCCATTGCGGTACGCATCTTGCTGGCGGGAATGATGTACTCCGGCTCGCCGCCTTCGCCGATTAGTGCGCGAGTTGGACCGGTAACAAAACCGCCTTCGGCAAATTGCATCCCGGCGGGCATCTGACTGACTGGAACGTTCAACGTTTCTGTACCGCTGAGGTCCATCGTGGAGTTACCGCCACCTCCTGCAGCTGCCCCAAGTGCTTTGAGAAGCGTTTGAAGCGCGATCATCAATAGTTGTTTGGCAATAATTTCCGCAGCCATCTTGACGAATGCTTCGCCAACCGATTTGAAGAACGCGGACAGCGCTTCCTGAGCAGTCATTGCCCCGGTGGCCAAGCCCTCGAAGGCTTGCTGGAAGGCGTTCGCAATGGCAAACGCCCCGTTAATTGCAAAGTTGATGGGGTTGGCTAATTCATTTAGCTCACCTTTTACCTGTGCGATTGCGCCTTTAACACGTTCTATATCGGTGGGACCCTTGCCTGGACCTTTAGCCGCCTCTTCAACTACTGCGCCACGGGCTTTGTTTATACGCTCTAAGTCTTCTCTTAGTTTCTTGATTTTATCGGCACTTGCCCCTCTCGCTTCGGCTTCCGCAATGGCTGCTTTAGTTAAAAGTACCTGCTGATCTATAGCATATAACTGCTCAGCAGTCATTCTTTCGAAATTAGCGATTCGCTCAGCGTCCGCAGGAAGCATTCCCTCCATCACAAGGTTTAGGTAAGTTTTTCCATACTGAATTTGTAATTCCATGTTTTTACGCGCTTCTTCAAATGGTGCACGAGCGTTTTGTACCGCTTGAATATCGGCAATAGCCCGCTCTGTTTCTAGGTCCGCAAGTCGAATACGGTTTAACTTTTCTGCAGTATCAAATTCATCAAGCAGTAAAGCGCGCTTCATCTCATACAGTTGAATGACCTGCGCGGTTGTGCCATTACGAGCAGCTTCTGTAAGGGCTAAATCTCGCTCAATGCTTAACTGAGCAGAAGCTGCTTCGACCAGTCTGTCCTGAATTTCTATGCGAGCCCTCAAACCAGCTTCTTGACCTTCTTCAACCTCCACCGCTTTAACAATAAAATTCAACATCGTGCTTGTTTGGCTATACAGTGCCGCGTTGGCCTGTTGGGTAGCTTTTTCACGCATTTCAGTGTTTTTTAGCGCCTCGTTGTCTAAGTTTTTAAGCTTAGCTGCGTACTCCAGATTAGCTTTTCTGATCATCGCAAGATTCTTCTCTTTATCGAAAATTTTGCCAATCCAGCTGTTTTTAATTTCAGTTAATTTGTTGTCGTATTCCTGTAGAGCAACGGCTTTAGTGGCCTCGATATAGCGAGCTCCGTCCTTCTCCAGTGTCAACCCGACAAGAGTTAATCGTTTTCCGACAAGATCGACTTGTTTCTGTAGTTCTTCTGTTTGAGCTGCAGCTCTTAACGCAGGGGTCTGATCGGTTGTGGCTCCAGGGACTTTGATGGTTGCTCTAGGCTCATACTGTTTATAAAGGCGAGATACTTCTTCTCGTTTTTGAGCCTCATTAAAGATTGTCATGCCACTAAGTATCCGCTGCTCTTGTCGTTTAACTTCGGCTTGATCTTCCGCGCTAAGTCCGGCAAAAATATCTGTTTGCCTAGCGGCCTCTCGACCAATCTGATTACTTATAGATACGACGTCGGCTAACCAGCTTATAAATGCAGCCAAAGGCCCGGCAACCGCCGCTTGCATTTGCAGCCCTAATTCGGCCATCGCGCGATTTAATTCTTCGCTGGCTGCACCTGCATTCTGTAGATCTTTTACTCCTTGGACACCTATTTTTCTTACCAGTTCTTCCTGAATAATCGCTGCAGCTTCATTTACACGGCCTGCTTCTATCAGTTTTTCTATGTGCTTCTCTTGACTCTTACTCGCTAGAAGTGCTTTTTCCCTTAGCTCATCGAAGGATGCAATAGGATCTTGCAAAGCCGCACCAACATCTGCAGCACTTTGAATAAACGCATCGACAGGAGCACCTAGAGCACTACCTACAACACCACCTAAAGGACCAAAAAACTCGCCGATGAAGCCACCTAAAATACCTGCAGGGCCAGCCCCGAAAAGAGCTGGGAACGCGGCTCCAACAAGGGGGGAGCCTTTTTGGCGGGTTTGTGTCTTAGGTCGAGCAGATAGAGGTGAGCGAGGAAATCCTGTGGCACCTGCTTCCGTAAAACCTGGGGGTAGCGCCGGACCTTGCACGGGACCTATACCCCGTGCAATGTCTAGTTGGCGGTTTACTTCGGCTATGGCCTGAGCTAATTCACGGTAGTCACTGGAACCACTAACAGCCTGTCTTTGGGCTTCTCTAAGTTGCTGCTCATATAGCTCCAGGCCGGCTATAGACTTAGGGATAATGTTACCTAAATCGATAATTTCTTGGGTAGCGGTAGTGCGTCCAATACCCTGCTGTTGTGTATAAATTTTACTAAGTACTTGTAATCTATCAACTTCAGCTTCCGTCAATTTGCGAGATGCTTTTTCGGCAGCTATGATGCTATTTACAAAATTCTCTGAACCCGCGTTGGAGTTGGCGGCAACCGTATTAAACGCTCGCATCTGAGCGTTTAGTCCGGCCATTGTTTTAGAGAAGTGGCCGCCTTTAGCTGTCCCTTCCGCTACTTCCTTTACATATGAACTTAATTCCTCTTTTGCTTCTTTTACTTGTGCGGACGCTCTTTTATCAAAAATAGACGGGATAGGTTTAAGTCTTTTTTGTATATTCTGTACTGCTTTTACACGATCCTCAATTTCCTTGAGCTGCTCAAGGCCATTGACACGGAGGTCGATTACAGCAGAGTAAGACGCCACCGCTTCTATCTGGACTACTAAAGAGTCTAGCGGCGGCGCTTAGCCTTTTCGATCTCCTTTTGTTGGTCCTCGTTGAGGATCTGGAAGTAGGCGCTCCAGCCGAGTAGTTCTTCGGCGGTCATGCGGTTGCGTACTTCGCTAAGAGTTAGGCCCAGCTCCTTGGCAACGCCAAATTGGAGCATGAGCCAGTTGTCTTTGCGAAGTTCCGCGCTCAGGCTTTTGGGTCGATTGGCTCGGCGTCGTCGGTAAGGACTGCAAGCATCAAAGCTTGAAGGTCCTTGTCTTTGACCTCGTTCTTGAGAACGTCGATTTCGCCGGCGGCGAACAGCTTGGTGCCATTCTCGTCAAGAGCCTTGGCGATCAGTAGCTGGAGTGCGAAGGCGTTGGCGTCGTCAGACTTGGCCTGCTTTTGGGCGCGTTCACGCTCGGCGGCAGTTAGTGGGCTGACCCACATGTCAAACGTGCTGCCATCGGACAGCTCAACAGTTTTCTTGACGGGCTCCAAGTTGGCCGCTTTCTTTAGGCGGTCAATGGCGCGGACTGGAACTGGCATAACCACTTGAGGTTTGTTCTACTGTAGCGGACTAGAAGCAATAAAAAACCCCGGCTTTCGCCGGG